CTGAATATTCATGTAGTTTTGACTTGGATCTTTATAGTAGTAACTATAGTAATTATACCATAGATTACGAATTAAATCTGCTTGATCATCATGAAATGTAACCTGAATAGGTCCATATTCTATTTTATTCTGAATCAATCTTTTACGATTGTATTGATTAAGTGTTTCAACTGCCACGTTAAATTGAGGCAGTTGAATCGTTTTTACCATCAAGCCAACTCTAGCTTGATCACCGCCACCAAAAACAGTGGATAATTGTGGTATTTGTCCAACATTTATATTAAAATAAACATGAAATAGGAACTTGTATCTTGGTATAAATTCATAGCCATTGGCTACAAAGGTTTTTGATGCATGCCGATAATCTCTGTAGATTACCGGCCCATCTTGTGCTATACCAGTTGCTTGTCCTGCCACAATAGTTAAGTAGTATTTTAAAGTACTGCTTGTCCAGCTACGGCTGCGGCTGCACCAACGGTAGTCGGAGCACCAAGGAATGCAGGATTACCGATACCCGTGGATAGATCACCCAGAGTACGTTGACCCATATTCGCACCAACGCCATAAGTAGCATCGGATAGCAATTGAACAGCATTATCAAATGCAAGCGAGAGTGTGATATTGGTAACAGCACTTTCGCCATAATCAAGATTATTGTAGTTAGCTCCCTTGATAAAGCAACCAAGTAGCTGCCAAGATTCAAGAACGATTGGTAGAGCAATACCATTACCACCATCAAGCACTTCAACATTACATTGGAATTTATAGTCAATACCAGAAGAGGCAGACGCTTGTTCCATAAAATCTTGTTGTAGCTGTAGCTGCATACCGATTAGCTTAGATACTGCACCAAGGCTATCATCGCGAATAGTACAAGTAACATCCTGCCATTGTGGTTTACCAGCAAGTTTAATTGTGCTATTATAAACCGGAACATCAATTTGATCAAACTGAACATTAGGACGATCAATGTTGATTACTTGCCGTGTTAATTCCGTAAGCAAGCTACCACCACCACCGAGATTCGTGAACACGACCCGGAAGCGATATTTTAGTTTTGGCATCAAGAGGACTTGATTGCCCGCACCCTGTACTGGAACAGACAAGTTAGATAACGAGTAGGCTCCGTCTGGGTTTAATGAGTAATTTTTACTAGACATTTTATTCTCCGTAAGTATTTATGACGATTCATAACCATTAAAAATCACGAATCGCCATGTCTTTTATCTTAAGCCCCTACTGATAACGAAGCAATTTCACCAGTATTTAGAATGCGAATTGGAATATAGATAAATTCAACTGCCTTCAATGGTTCAATAGCCAAGTCAAGCCATAGTTCATTACGATCAATAGTTTGCGGAGTGTTGTTAGACAGATCGCAGATAACTAGATAATCGTAGATACCTCTCTTGGTTTGCAGGTCGAGCATTAGGGATGTAACTGCATTCCGGAATTGATCACGGGTCAACTGATCGTTTGGCTCAAACAAGAATTGCTGAGATAGACGCTCAAGTTGCATCCGAATGTATCCGATAAGTCTTGCTACATTGATTCTATCCAGAGCGGATCTGATATTTGTGCAAGTTTTGTTACCAAAATTCAGAATACCAACACCGGCTTGGAATGTAATCGGATTGATGTTATTTGTATACAGCAAATCACGAGTAGCAAGATCATTAGAGAATGATACAAACTGACCGTTACCTTTTAAATATCCAATCCGAATAGCGTTCTCAACTAGACCACGACGAACACCGGCTGGTGCGAACCAAGGCCAAGATAGCTGGTCAGAACGAATAATAGTTCTGATCATCATGTGACTTGGTGCAGTTACCACTGTTAGGCCAGATAGATCACGTGTTTGGCAACTTGGATAGAAGATACCAGTATATTGGTCACCCAACTGAACGATAGGATTCTTATCAAGATAAGGAGCCGCATCATCGTTAATCCACGCTTGAATATCAGATGGTGCTAATCTTAGAGGAGTATCGCCAATAACGAAACCACTATTACCACGATCAATGTTGAGAGCAACAAGATTTGGCGTTAGTTCTGGGTATTGTGTACAAGCCAATAGTGTGTAGTTTAGCTGTTCTTGACGAGCTTGAGCACTATTATCAATACCCGATTTTAGAGCGGTAACGATAACAATACGTTGAGCATTGCGACCCATGTTAGGAGTACCGTTATCATTATTTTGAGAAGCAGTGACCCATGCATTGGTTTGTAGCAATTGCCAAATAGTAGATGAACCAGTGCTTCCAGGAATTACACCTTGGGTGGCGCTGATTGGACCAGTATTCACACAGACATACAGCGTACCTTCATAAGAAACTCTGGTTCCCTTTGGATATTGGAAATCAGGATTCCATGCAGCCACTGGATAATCAGTTGCATTGAAGTAGTTAACTTGGAACGACTTGACATTAAACCCAGAACGACGAGTATTAAACAGTAGTGTTCCTTGTGGATACAACAATGGGTTTGGTGCATCAGGATCAACATAATTGCTAATAAGCAAAGATTCAATTGTTGGCAGTTCAGCAACAACCGGATCAACAGCGCCGGTAGATGACCAACGAGCATCAGCATAAAGAATGCCATTTTCGGTGGTATTATCTGCGTTGTCAAGTAGTACCCATTGACCTTCGCCACTGACATTGGACCAACGACTAATTTTTGGATAATTGATCAGATCACTTGTATCTACCCATAAATCACCAAATTGAAGCGGAGTATTACCGGCATCAAATTGTGAAGTAGGAGGCGTAACATTAAAGATAGGACCATTAGGATTGGTCAGAGTTAGATTGTAGCCACGAACGTCGTTTGTTACATTCTGATAACCCATCCAACGACCGTTGTTCTGAATCATGATATCAACTTGATCAAATGCCGAATAGTACCATAGTGTACCATCATTTGGATCTTGATCCGGTGCAGTAGCAAGAGGAATGTAAGTAAATAGCGGGGAACCTACCCAGTTAGATAGTGTAACACCTACTTTCTCACCTTCAACGTACAGAAATTTCGCACCACGTGCAACCGATGTCCAAGCACTGTTGACGAATCCAGCAACAACGATTGGGCTAGTTGACAGTGTGCCAATCGGAATTAAGTTGACAATACCACCGGTAGCGTGTGCAATCACAATACGACCAGCATTATTGATATAGGCGCTAACATTGCTAACAGCAGCAGAACTAATATCTGCAACAAAATTCTGAGCGGTAGTGCCACTGAGAGTTACGGTAACTTCGGTATACTCGGGATCATTTGGTTCGGATGCTTGTAGAATAAACCGAGAACCAGAAACAAAAGTTCCAGCATCAAATGCAGCAGCAACCACAGTTGGTCCAGTAGCCAATCTACTGTAGAGTGTAAATCCAGCCATTCCATAATCAGCATTGTTAGCGATGTCTGGTCCAGTAGGAGCAAACAAAGGATTAACTTCTGCATACAATGTGCCAGCAGGAATCGCAGCACCACCACCAGCAGGATCAATACTATTGATAGCATCAAGATCGCTACGATAAATGCTCACAGTTTGGCGAACAAATGTATCAAGAACGGCATCGTATTTCTTAACGACGATATTAGCGCCTTGATTTACATTGTTGGTCTTCAACCAAATAGAACCGGTAGGATGTGGTGCAGTATCAGTTGTACGCCACCGTGGAACCTGATAGCTCCGTGAAGCTTGATACCGTGGGCATAGATATTGTGAGTTTGTGACACCACCAGGTGTTGGTAGAATGCCAAGAGCACTCAACACACCAGCAGTAGTGGCTGGACCAAAATCAACACCACCCTCAATACTAGCGGTGACTGCAAGCATATTGCTATAAAGCATCAGCTTACCGTTGATAGCAGCGGAAAAGACGCCGGGAATAGCAGCAGCGTTGATGTCATCAGATAATTGAGAAACAGTGGTACCTAAACCAGCGATATCAACAACAACACCATTGATTTCAAGTGAACCTACGGGAACGGCGGTTGGCGCTAATGTACCAGTAACCGTTGGCCAAGATAGTGCCCATTCATCAGAACCGACTTGAACCCAAGTATTAAAAATATTGGATAGTTCTGGAGCTGTTGTTTGGGCTTCAGATGGACCGCCGCACTTAAAGAAGATAGGCATATCAAGAGCAAGTGCGTTAACGGAATAATTACCGATATCACCAAAGCTAGAAGATGGACCTTCTGTTACACTGGATACACCGTTGTAAGTAGTGGTAATATCAGTTAGCTTAGTGGAATCAAGAATAACACTAGGATTCTTTACGGTGAACTGAGATGTAACAATGTTCCACTCGTTGATACCCCAAGAAGTGCTGGCAACATCAAGCCAGTATTGACCGGCATTGGGTTGTCCCATTGGACGAGTCAAAGAAGCCTTTAGGTCTTGGAGATCAATATCCACTCTCTGAACATAGCAACGATTGCTGATACTCAGGGCAGAATAAGCGGCCAATAGACCGTATTCGTTGAGTTCATCACCATTGATAGGCGTACCAGCAGTAGTGGTATAGAACAGTGGTTTACCGTACCAAGATAAAAGTTCGCGTTGGCTCGTAAGTAAATAAACGTTATTTGCGTTTTCAGGTAAAGTACCAGGAGCAACACCAACACCAGAACCAGATGCTTTATTAGACGCGGTCGCTAATAGAACATAGGGAACTGAGTTTGTGGACCCCTGAATATATTGACTTTGGTCGTCAACAAATACCTCTACGCCGGGTGATAGTAGTTCTTTCATTTTTCATCCTCATTTGTAGATAAATGTATTTATCAAATATCACGAAAAATGAGTTGAAGTGAACTCTATTTATGCTCG